ATGACAAGAAGATCTTCCGTCAGATCGCTAAGGCTGCTCGTGAAGCTCACCCCATCACTGCTGCTCCTGGTCCTGAGCCCGGCGGTAGCATCATCCAACTGGGTGTGCAGAAAGAGTATGACGCTCAAGCCCTGGTGGATGCCTTCTTTGAAGCTGCTTCCATCATGGATGAGAAGAACCTGCCCAAGCAGGGTCGTCATGCCGTGCTGTCTCCTCGCCAGTACTATGCTCTGGTGAGCCAAGTGGACAGCAACATCCTGAACCGTGATTACGGTAACAATCAGGGTAACCTGAACTCCGGCGAAGGTCTCTATGAGATCGCTGGTATCAGCATCAAGCGTTCCAACAACCTGCCTTTCCTGGCCGGTAGCGTGGCTGCTGCTGCTGGTGAGAACAATGATTACTCTGGTGACTTCAGCACCCACTGTGGTCTGATCTACCAGAAGGATGCCGCTGGTGTGGTTGAGGCCATTGGTCCTCAAGTGCAGACCACTGGCTCTGACGTGCGCACCATGTACCAAGGCGACATCATCGTGGGTCGTCTGGCTATGGGTTGTGGCACCCTGAACCCTGCTGCTGCTATTGAGCTGCAGTCTGCTCGTTCCTGATAACGGAGGTAATGACTGATGGCTGCTTCTGTCGCTAAAGGTGATAACGGCGTCTGCACTACTGACGCTGTGCGTATCTCTGTTGCCAAGACCCGCAAGGGCTATGGCAGTGCTGTCGCTGACTCTGCTGTGGCTTCGACCACTAAGGGTCTGCGTACTGCTTATCCCGGCGTTGAGTGCAATATCTCTAACGTCTGATTGATGTGGGGGCCTAGTGCCCCCCCCTTTTTATTTTCCTTGCTAACAACACTATTGTTATGCCGTTCCCTACCACTAACGCTCAGACCGAGCTTCAAGCTGTTAATGAAATTCTGGCGTCAGTTGGTCAGGCGCCTGTAACCACCCTTGATCAAACCAACCCGGACGTTGCGATTGCATATGACACTATGCTTCAAGTGTCTCGGGAAGTACAGGCGGAGGGTTGGACATTCAACAAAGAATTTGAGTATCCGTTCACTCCAGACAATAATAATGAAATCCTAATTCCAAACAATGTACTTCAGCTCGATCTGACCCCTGACTACCGAGAGCGTGATGTAGTACGTCGAAGCGGTAAGTTGTATGACCGCACTGCACATAGCTATGAGTTCACTGAGAAGGTGCTGTGTGATGTCGTGTGGTTTTTTGACTGGGCTGATCTTCCGATCCCGATCAAAGACTATATCGTTGCTCGTGCTGCGAGTATTGTCTCCAGTCGGATCGTAGGTGATAGCACTCAATACCAGATGCTCCAACAGAAAGAAGCTTATTGTCGAGCAATGGCTCTTGAGTACGAGTGCAACCAAGGTGACTACACATTCTTTGGTCACCCTCGTGGAGCTAACTACTACAACAGTTATGAACCCTTTAAAGCATTGTACCGCTGATGGCTGCAGTAACACAACGAATCCCAAACTTCCTTGGAGGAGTTTCAAAGCAACCTGATGACAAGAAAATTCCAGGACAGGTAAGAGAAGCAATTAATGCCTACCCAGATCCTACCTTTGGTCTAAGTAAGCGTCCTGGTACAAAGTGGCTTGGCAACCTGTCTTCCACCTCGAATGAGTTCCAGGATGGAAAGTGGTTCTACATTAACCGAGACGAGGTAGAGAAATATGTTGGTGTCATTTATGGGGCCAATATCAAGATCTGGAACGTCAACGATCCTACCGCTACTGTTACTGTCACCAATAGTGGATCAAGCTATTTGACATATGGTACATCAACTGCAAGAGATAGCCTGCAGGTATTGACTGTTCAAGACACAACCATTGTCGTCAACAAGAACAAGACAGTAACGACTCAAACAGCACCATCGTTTACCCCAAAAGCACGAGCTACGCTTCGTTTGTTCAGTGCTGAATATGGAGCTGAGTATTCTGTAACCATCAATGGTACAACTTCGGCGTTCACTACTAAGAACGCTGAGGATCCAGCACTCAGTAATACGACTACCACTAAGGTACTGAATGCTGATGATGTACTGACTACTATCTATAACAACGTCAATAGCATCAAGCCTGCAGGATCAACAGTGACCAAACTGAAAGGTGCTATTGAGATCAGTGGAGCTAGTTCTGCGTTCACAATCACAGCAAAAGGTGGGATCAGTGGTGAAGAGTTGAAAGCATTTCAGGATGATATTGATAACTTCTCGAACCTGCCTGCCGAGTCAATTCATGATCGTGTTGTCAAGATCAACAATACTGTCCTTAAGGAAGACAGCTACTACGCTAAGTTTGTAGCAGAAAATGGCACTTCTGGCAAAGGTAGTTGGGAGGAGACTGTTGCGCCTAATGCATCGCGTGGCTTGACATCTGCAACAATGCCTCACGAGCTAGTAAACACTGCGATCAATACCTTTGAGTTCAGACCTGTTGTTTGGGAAGAACGTCTTGTTGGTGATGATACAACTAATGAGCACCCAAGCTTTGTAGGTAAAACGATCCAGCAAGCTTTCTTCCACAATAACCGTCTTGGCTTTTTGACTGAGGATAATGTGTCTATGAGCCAAAGTGGGGAGTTCTATAACTTCTACCATGTCTCTGCTCTAACACAAGCTGACAATGATCCTATCGACATCAGTTGCTCTAGCCTCAGACCTGCTGTGCTTCATGCAGTCCTACCTGCTGCTCAAGGTTTGGTGTTGTTCAGTAAGGCACAGCAGTTTCTGATGTACTCAGATGACGGTATCCTTACTCCTAAGACATCCGTAATCCGTACAATTGCGAACTACGAGAACGATCCCCAGATTGACCCCGTAGATGTTGGTACAAACATGGTATTCCTGAGCAAGTCCCCAGGATACACACGTATTTATGCAATGGCTACTCGTGGTCAACAGGAGAATCCAGATGTACTTGATATTGGCCGTATTGTTTCTGAGTGGGTTCCTGATACTGTCACTGACCTAGTAGCTTCCCCTCAGAACTCATTCTTTGTGATGTACGGTCCAGGAACGCCATACGCATATTTCTTCCGTACCTATGTGGTTGGCGAAGAAACAGTCATGCAAACTTGGTTTAACTGGAAGCTGCATGGTGAGGTTGATTTCCTTGCAGTCGATAGTGATGATACGTTTATCGTTACTCATCAATCTGGTCAATACACCCTGGTTAAGGCAAACCTCACTCAGACCCCCGATGATGCCATTCTGAGGGCCGATAACGGTCAGGTAGTGCAGCTATGCCTAGATTGTTATGCAACGCCTTCTAGCGTCTCCTACAACGCTTCTACGAAGACAAACCGTTGCTATCTCAGGTATAAGGATATTCCGGCCTTAGAACCTTCAGTAATTATTGCTGATCCCAACAATACTGGTGAGTCTGGTTTTACCTTGACACCTACTCGTGGAGACGACGGTAACCCATACTTTGAGTTTGTAGGTGATGATTACTCAGGAGCAGCATCTACAGTCTATGTTGGCTTTAAGTATGACTTTGATGTACAGCTACCTAAGTTGTACTACCAAATCAAAGAAGATACTTCTGACTATACCGCTAACCTTACCATTGCTCGTGTGAAGTTTTCAGTTGGGATTTCTAGTAATGTTGGGTTCAAGTTGCAGTCTCAGGGGTCATCTGAGTGGTACGACGTACAGTCCGTTCAGAACGCAGATTACTACTTGAGCAATGATGTGCCTTTAAGCGAGCAGACAATCTACACTCTTCCCATTCATCAACGTAACACTAACTTTACTCTAAGAGTCTTCAGTGACTCACCATTCCCTGTGTCTTTGACTTCAATGATGTGGGAAGGTAACTATTCACCACGTTATTACAGGAGGACCTAAGATATGGCTTGGGAACTTGTAGCTGCTGGTATCGGAGCAATTGGCAGTATCTTTGGTGCTTCTGCTCAGCAAAGCCAACAAGATCAAGCGCGAGCACTCCAGCAGCAAGCAATCAATCGACAATTTAAGAAGGACAAGCAAGACTACCGATATAACTGGAAAGAAACAAAGGCCAATTACAACCACCTCCTCGAAGGCATCAACATTCAACGAGGCAATGAAGAGCGCCTTGCTGCATATCGAGATGCAACCAATCTTCAGGACTATAACTACCGCTTGAAGATTCAAGACTATGAGTACAACCAGCAGATGCGGATGTACAACAAGTCTGAACAGCTCTATAAGCAGCAGCGTGGTTTTAATACGATGGCTGCTCAACGTGCCTATGCGTCAGAGAATCGTCGTCTCCAGGAAACCTTCCAAGAAGCTGCGTTCAATAACCAAGACCTTATGGTGCAAATGCTTCAAGAAGAAGGTAAAGCTGTTGCTCGTGGTCAATCTGGACGATCTGCTGGTAAGGCTATTCAGAACGCCATTGCATCGTATGGTCGCAATCAAGCAATTATTGCAGAAAGCCTTGTGAGTGCTGAGCGTCAGACTCGCTCTAATCTCCGGGATATTGATCTTGCCAAGTATGGTGCAGATCTGGCTGCAGAGGGTAACCGGATGCTTCGTCCTGAGCGTCTTCCTGCTCTGCCTG